CCGCCTGGTATGCCGCTAATAATCCAGAAAAAGGAAAACAGATGGGAATTCTTTAGTATGAAATCACTTGGTCCACTATATGTTGACACAGTTACGTACCCAATCAAACGATTTAGTTTTGTTACCGAGATTGGATGGAGTCAAGAAACCGACGAACCATTTAGAGCGGGTAAATGTTTTGTTATTAAGTTGCCGTTTATTAAAACTGGCGTAGCGATAGGTATCTGGCGTAAAAAGCTAAACGAACAAGATGCATTGCTTAACGCAATTCAAGCTCGTGTTATTACTTTAGAGGAGGCTGGCGTAAGTGATTTTTAAAAGAAAAAATTCAAATAAACCATTTTCTGAAAAATTAATAAATCGCGTAAAAAGAATACCTACTGCTGAGTTGTCTGTATGGGCAGAATCATCCCTTTCAGACTTGGGTAGATGCTTATCTAACTTTGAAAGAACCCGTGACCCAATGTGGATTAAAGAGGCGTTAAACGGGGCTGAGGCAGTAAATGCCGTAATTTCAGAGTTATACGATAGGCATATGGTATAGTTATTACTGCCTCCTTCCTCACTCTCCCGTGTGGCAGCAAAAAGCCCGGTTGTATGAGACCGGGCTTTTTGTTTTGGTATACTTAAAGGGAGTTACAGATATGGAGAATCATGGCTGAAGTAGAGTTTTTAGAAGAAGACGAGCTTTTAGCTCAAACTGAGCTGGATGACGAGCTTGATGAACTATCAAAAGAGTTTGTAAAAAAACTTGTAGATAAAATGATGCAATTTATGGCTGCGTTAGTTGGTCATGACCTACATCCATACCAAAAACCTTTGGCACGAAGAATCATTGAGTCTGTAATTATTAATGACGGCGAAGAAGTAACAGCGTTAGCTTCTCGCCAATCGGGTAAATCTGAAACTATTGCCAATACTGTTGTAACTCTTATGGTGTTGCTGCCAAGGTTGGCAAAAATGTACCCGGATTTACTTGGACAGTTTAAAGATGGCATCTGGGTAGGTATGTTTGCTCCCGTTGAGGCTCAAGTAGAGACCCTATTCGGCAGAGCCATAAATAGGTTGACTAGTGAGCGTGCTCAAGAAATTTTAGGTGACCCTGAAATTGATGATTCATTAGGCCGTGTTGCCGGTGTTACTCGTCAGATTAGACTTAAAAACTCCGGTTCCACGCTCATGATGATGACAGCTAACCCGCGAGCCAAGATTGAGTCTAAGTCCTTCCACCTTATTGTTATTGATGAGTGCCAAGAGGCTGACGACTTTGTAGTATCCAAATCAATCCACCCAATGCTTGCATATTATTCGGGGACAATGGTAAAGACTGGAACACCCACTAATACAAAGAATAATTTTTATAGGGCAATTCAATTAAATAAACGCCGACAAACAGGCCAAGGCAAACAAAACCATTTTGAGTGGGACTGGAAAGAAGTTTCTAAGTACAACAAGAACTATGAGCGATTTATTAGAAAAGAGATGCTTAGAACTGGCGAGGACTCAGACGAGTTCCAAATGTCCTACTGCTGTAAGTGGTTGCTTGAGCGAGGGATGTTTGTAACTGCGTCATCTATGGACGACCTTGGTGATACTAGCCAGGAAATAGTTAGGTCTTGGCATCGTTCACCTGTTGTAGTTGGTATTGACCCGGCCAGAAAGATGGACTCCACCGTGGTCACTGTACTGTGGGTGGATTGGGACCGACCCGATGAATTTGGATATTACGACCACCGAATACTAAACTGGTTAGAAATTCAAGGTGAGGACTGGGAAGACCAATATTTTCAGATTGTTAATTTTTTATCTAACTACAATGTATTTTTAATTGGAGTAGATGCAAATGGTGTGGGTGACGCTGTTGCCCAACGACTTAAACTTTTAATTCCTACTGCCGAAGTAATACCTGTAACAAGTAGCCTATCTGAGCAATCTAAACGTTGGAAGCACCTTAAAGCCCTTATTGACCGCCGCATGGTGGGGTGGCCTGCCCATGCTAAAACCCGCCGACTTCGTACTTGGAAACGTTTTTACCAACAGATGACGGATTTAGAAACAAAATTTCAAGGCCCTAATTTTTTGGCAAAGGCCCCTGATGAGGCGCATGCCCATGATGACTATGCGGATTCTATAGCTATTGCTTGTTATTTGACGGTAGATATGACAATGCCGGAAGTAGAAGTATCTAGTTCGCCCTTTTTTAAATAGTAATTACCTCTATAATTTAAAACGAGGTACCTCAACCTAAGGAGTAAGTATGTCTATCGCACCAGCACCCCGGTTTGAAGAAAAAGCCGAGGTTTTTTATGACCGAAAAATGACCCAAGCTATTCCCGGTCAGCGTGGCCCTCTTCGCTTTGAAGAAGGCCTTGCAACTGACACCGATGTCCCAATGGAATTCCAGAAGGGCGCAATGCAGGGTTACATGCCTGCCCCGGGTCGTATGAATCACAATGCAAACGTATTTGAGAAGCCAGCTGAAGAAACTATGGCTGAGCGTGCTCACGTGGGTTCCGCGTCGTGGGTAGAAGCCCCCATGATGCTCCAGGAGTTTGCTTCTCAGGCATTCATTGACCACGGAGATGTCCATTTCGAAGAGGCTATGCGCAATGGTGGTCACCAAGTTCGCCTGAACCCAGCTGTCGTTCAGGACTGATTAGCTCCCTGGGCGGGTGACATTCTCCCCGCCCAGGGTCAATCTTTATTGAGGTTTAAATGGCTCTTATTCGCGGTCAAGAGGTGGCTGAAGGCCCCAAACAGTATCCCATGAATGAAAAATTATGGAATATGCTTGTGGCTCAGGCTAAGGCGCGGTTTCGCGTTTACCCGTCCCCAGCCGCTGCTCACTGGGTTCACGGTCATTACGCGCAGCTTGGTGGAAAATTTGTCAATAGTGAAAAAGAAAAAGACCCGCGCTTCATTGACGATACCCAAAGGGCTATTGATAAAAAAGAAGCTGAGCAACGTAAAAAAATAACTAAGCCGGTTGGTAGAGCCCTTATTGCAGGTGAACGGTTTAGAGGCTAACTAGTGGTATCATATACATACACGAATAAGAGGTGAGTAAGTGAGTATTGATTTTTCGCCCCCTAGTTATAGGGCGGCTTCGTCAGACCTCACTATCTCTATTTCTCCTCTGGGTCTTGTTGAGCTAGCCGATGAAGAGTTTGAGGTCCACGGGCCTCGTTTAAATCGTTACTCCCTTAACTGGGCAATGTATTTGGGGCATCACACTTCTTACCGCCGTCAGGCTGGTGAGACGCAGATGATTATGAACTACTACCGTGCTTTTACGGACTACATGATTAACTTTTGCTTTGGTCACGGTGTAGGTTTTCGTAGCCCTAAAGCCACCGAAGCTATTATCCCGGACTTGCTTGAGCGAGTTTGGGAGGTTGACAACAACAAATCAACCCTTTTGTGGGAAATGGGTCAGCAGGGTGGCGTTTCAGGCGATTGTTTTGTAAAAGTTGCTTACGAAGAACCGTTCGTGGATTCCGCTGGTCGTGCTCACCCAGGTAAAGTTCGCGTTCTACCGCTAAATTCATCGTTCTGCTTTCCTGAATTTCACCCCCATGACCGTGAACGCCTTGTACGTTTTAAATTGAAGTATCGTTTTTGGGGCACATCTCTTGAGGGAACCCGTCAGGTATTTACTTACACAGAAATTTTGACTGATGACATCATTGAAGAATACATCAACGACGAACTCATTGATTCACGTCCTAACCCTCTTGGTGTTGTTCCCGTTATTCACATTCCTAACATACGTATTTCTGGTAGTCCTTGGGGTTTGGCTGATTGTTACGACATTATCCCAATTAATCGCACCTATAATGAAGTTTCAACGGACGTTGCGGACATCATTAACTACCATGCTGCGCCGGTAACAGTCATTACCGGAGCTAAAGCATCTCAGTTGGAAAAAGGTGCTAATAAGGTTTGGGGAGGACTTCCCAAGGAAGCCCGAGTCCAAAACCTTGAAGGCGGTGGCGCAGGTCTTAAAGGCGCTATGGAGTTTCTTGCTTTAATGAAAAAAACTATGCACGAGTTGGTGGGTGTACCAGAATCGGCATTGGGACAAGCAACCCCTGTCTCTAACACATCTGGCGTGGCTCTTTCTATCCAGTTCCAACCTATGATGAACAAGTACCATCAAAAAATTATTCAGTACGCACGCGGTATAGAAAGAATTAACGAGCTTATTCTTTTAACACTTGCCATTAAAGAGCCCGAGGTATTCCAATGGAATCCAGATGTTGAGATGCCATTAAAACTTGGTCAACTTCCAGTTCTTGACCCATCAGACCCAATTACTTACCGTTCTTATGCGCATTTCCCACCACCATTGCCATTGGATAAACTGATTGTTCTAAACGAAATTCAAACAAAAATGTCCCTTGGTTTGGAATCAAAAGCGGGCGCCATGCGTTCCCTTGGAGAAGACTTTCCTGATGAAAAACTGTTTGAAATTCGCCAAGAACTTATTGACGATGCTCGTTCCGATGGGGCATTAAAGCTTGTTCAAACACAAATCGAACAAGAAATTGCAAATCTTACTGGTATGCTTAGTGGTGGGGTTGGCGGTCAGCCAACTCCATTAGGCGAAGCTGGCGCACCTGGTGCCCCAGGCGGAGCACCTGCCCCAGGACC